TTCATCAAGAAATTCAGGCATATCAGATGCAATTACATCAATCATCATATCTATTGTTGAATTCATTATCGTTAATTAATTTTTTAAAATTCAAAAACCTTACAATTTGAAAATATTTTAGATATATCATTAGATAAATCTCTAATCATTTCAGGTTTTTCTTGCCAGCTTAAATATTCATTATCTAATATTGAGTGAAACTGATATATATAATAATCATTTAAAGTCATATATGTAATGTGAAATTCAGGAACTAATCCTACTATATCTATATCTTTTGAAATTTCAAAACAAATATAGTATTCAAAATCATCAGACATAATTATTTGGTCTAATTCATTTATTTCATTGTCAATCCTAAATATTTTATTCTTTTGGTATTCTACTAATTTTGTTCCAGGACTTTCAACTTTTAATAATGTTAAGTTAATCCAACTATTTTCTATTTTCATATTTATATTTTTTTTATTTTAGATATTATCAATCATCATATCTATTGTTGTATTCATTGTCGTTGATTAATTTTTTAAGTTGTAGTGCTTTATCTACCATAGTATGAAGATGCGACCTGTATAAGTCAATTCTTTCTATATCACCTTCAATTGCCATATTCGTAATGTATTCCGAACTCTGTATAATATGTCTTAAACATTTTTTGTATTCGTCCTTCAAGTAGTGTGTTTGTTTCATAGTTTGTTTTTCTTTTATATATTTAGTTCTAAAAGCGTGTTTTAGTCATTTTCGTACTCAACTCTTTAAGCTCCCTCAAATCACTTCTTAAAGATTGTATAATCTTTCTAACCCTCGCACAAGCGGTTTTATTACCCATCGTACATAAATTAACTTCGTTCTCTAAATTATATAACTTTCCTTCGATTTCAAAACTCTCTATATGTTCCAGAAATTTGTCTAGTATTTTTATATCTTCATTCATATGTAGGTTGATGCTTTTTTTTTATCAACTAATTTTTTAGTTGCTCTATCACTCACCATATTAATTAACAAATCGTTCGGTACATCTTTAAGTTCTGTATTATAAAACTTCCATACGGCCTTCCACATTTTATCTAATTGTTTATTACCAGCCATCGACGAATAATCATAAACCGACCTACAAATCTTTTGATAGATTGTAATCAACTGGTTTAAACCTTTCAGGTCTGTATTAAAATTAAACTTAATCTGCTTCTCAACCCATTTCTTGATTTCAACTAACTCCGCTCCTGTAATCGGTAGTCTTGCTAATCTCATATAGTCGGCCTCACACGGATTACATTTCCTTCTATAATTAGATTCCTTTTCATCACCACAATTATTACAGGTACTAAAAGTATAATTCTTAGCTCTAATCAAATGGCATTTATTACAAATCTTTTTAAACCTTAAATTACCATTGTTCGGATCTATGAAAGATGCGGTCGGCTCTCCACACTCACTACACTCTCTATAATCAATCAAAGTATTCCTTTTCATCTTCTTCTTCTTTTTTTTCTCTTAACAGGTAGTTAATCTTCCACTCTCTTCTTTTTCTAATCAACTCCATATACTCATTTTCTTCTTCAAGTATTTTAGCCACTTCAATTTGTATGTCAAGTATTCTTGTATCCATAACTTATATATTTATTTTTTAAACCCCTTGTTAAAAGATTATTCCGAGTTGTCTCATCCTGTTGTGATTAACACTCATTATTTGAACCGCCTTTTTATTAATGTAATCACCAGTTTTTATATTGTATGGTCGGCCCTTCGTATAATCTATTTTAGTTAATGATTTTAAAGTTTTTCCTTTGCTTTTATCGGTTGTAGAGACCCAGTGTAGTTCTTCAACCCAGTTAAAATCTTTTTGTAGTTTATCCAGGTCAAAAAAGAAAGAACCTTGTGGAGTTATATTAATATAAATTAACCTTGTTTTAACATCCGTATAACACTCCTTTTTAGTTTTAGCGTCCATCTGTCTTCTAACCTTTTTAAGGTCATCATACTTAATCTTTTCAAGTATAAGTTCGGGGTAGAACTTGTCTCTAACTTTAACTTCAACTATCATCCTATCAATTAACTTAGAGGTTCCTTTTTCAAATCGTAGTATAACTCCATCATATACTTCATAACCTTCCGCTTGTGTCATCCAAGTTTTATAATCATAAGCCGTAGGTAGTTTATCAAAAATCATTTTTAAGTACCCGCGTTCCAGTAGTGATTTTTCGTAAAATTTTATTTGTGTTGCGTTCATATTAGTTTTGTTTTTCTTTTATATATTTTAAAGAAAAACTAACTTTTAGAAAGTGCGGATTGTTTATAGCCGAGTACTGAACTTACTGGTTTTTTTGAATATAAGTTATAGTTTGTTTTTATAATTAACCATCTATTTTAATCGGTAGATGGTTTTTTATTTTATCCAATATAACCTTTCGTTTATCACTTCGGGGGGCTCCGTGATACGAGGCTCTTCGGTGGCGGGTTGAACTTTAAAATCTTCCTAACGATTAAGAGGTTTAAATAATTAGAGGTCCTTTTTCTTTTCCTTCTATCTATATAATATATTATATATATCTATATCATAACTACTCTCACCCGCTTTCGATTTGAAATGTCTTACAATGTCGCTCACTTTTTTAGTACTAAAATATACTAAAAATATATTATATTATTATAGTGTTATTCTTACTCACTTTTCTAACTATTATATAAAAAAAAGATATAAAAATATAAAAACGGGTGAAAGGGGCCGATTACTATTTTATATATACTAAAAAAGAAAGAAAGAAATATGAAAATAATTATACCAAAAGAGGTTGAAGCGTCTATACTATCATTACAAGGCAACAAGACCGTGAAGAATAATGCTATTAAAATATACGCGGCGTTCTACTTAAAGTCCAATCTAAAGAACAGCAACGGGTACTTTCCAGTACCAGCCAACTACTTACAATCTATAAATAAAAGATATAGTAAAATTCTAAAACACTTTATGGATACAGGCATTATTGACTACTACAAGAGAGCCCATCAAGATCCGAACGACCTATTTAATACAATCTATAAAAGACACTACGATACAGACAAAGGCATCTGCTCTAAATATAAGTTCTTGGTTAATATAAACTCTGGTCGTGAGGTTGATGTTGATATGTCGTCCGATAGATCCGCCAGATGGTATGAAGTTATACAACATAGTTTAATTGAAACAGGTTTTGATGTTGTTATTACCAGGGACGCCTTCGGCCGAAGAGTTCATCACTCCGCCATAAGGGACTATAAGAAAGATTTTATTAACTACTATACAATTGATAGTGTATGTTCTCAACCCAGATTACTATATCTACATCTAAAACAAAAAGGTATAATTGATGATTTCTACAACAATATATTTGAAAATGATTTAGATTTCTATGGAGAGGTGGCTCATAAGTTAAACCTGGAATCTAGACAGGATGCTAAAGAACTATTTATGTATTGGTTGAACGGAAATGGTTATGTACCGAACTATAAAATACATAATCTATTCCCAGTTGTATCAGCATTCTTAAAGAACTTAAAGAAAGGCAACTATAAAAACTCCGGCTCACTCCTTCAACGTATGGAGAGCAAGATATGGATCGACGATATACTTAATAACATCCCGTGTGATTTTGCCATACCGATACACGACTCCGTTATAGTTAAAGAAGAAGATGTTGATAACGTTCTAATGTATTGTAAAGCCAAGTACCCGTTGCTAAAATTCAAAAAAGAAAAGATAAAATGATTAGAAAAGAAATTGAAGAGTTATATCTAAATATAGATTATACTTGGACCGACTTGGAGGTAGTTAATTATATAGAATCTATATTAATTTTTGTACCCGAAGAAGATTACGATTATAATATAGAACTATTGGCCGGGTTGAAAGCCGAGATGAGAGAGAAAAAAATTAAAATTATTTTAAAAAAAGATTGAAAAAAGCGGAAAGAGAGAGAACTATTCTATATATATACTATATAAAAAAGAAAGAAACACTATGAAAGCCGAAAAGAAATTAGAAAGATTACAAGACAAATATGACCGACTATGTCTATGGAGTACGAACTATAAACTTATAGACAAAGTTGAAAAAGAAATTGAAGAACTTGAGGTCCGAATAAACCGAGAAGAAAAATTAAAAGAACTAGGACTCTAATCTAGTTCTTTTAAAAAAAAGTTTAAAGGGACTAAACTTTTCTATATATATACTATATAAATAAAAACAAAGATAAATTATGAATACATACGAGGTTTTTCAAAACGGAAAAGTAGAAATTATAGAAGCAGTAAATTTTGTAGAAATGTCTAGAAAGAAAGCAATCTGTTTAAGATTTTTTAAAGGCGGTGAGGTACAATGGACTTCTCCCGATTACGAACGATATACTTCGGTTGCTACTCGTTTAAAAAGAAATGAAAAAATAAATCAACTTTTTTCTTAAAAAGATTAAAGGGACTATAAACTTTTTTATATATAAACTATATAACTAATATAACAAAAAAGAAAACAAACATTATGACTAAAGAACAAATCATTACTAAAATCGTAGAACTAAAATTTCCGAACTCTCCTATCAAAAGAAGCCTTGAAGCAAGAGCAATTCAAAGATGTGGTTATTACAAAGAAACATTACTTAACGAACTACAAAAGATGCCCGAGTATGTTTCCGAACAAAGAAACAAAAAATTACAAACACTTGGAATATGAACCCTAACATCGTACCATCGGAAAAGAAAGTTCAACTAATCGGCTTCATAGATTTTTATTCAACCAAGTTCGTTAAAAAATCTTTAATGACTAGAGAACTTAATCAACTAAGAAACAAATATATATACAAAGATATATCACTTGATGAGTTCAAGAAAGATAAAAAGTACCTTAAAGATATAAAAGAAATTTTAGAGATGAACTAAACTTTTATATATAAAACATATATAACTAATATACAAAAAAATAAAAACAAATTATGAAATACGACAAATCAAACTTCACTTCAATCTTAATCACTAAAGAAACAAAAGCAATGTTAAAAACTTATATGGATGAGTATAAGATTATAAACAGCCTGGATATATCTTATCACAAGGCCATAAAATCTTTAATTAATCAACATTATAAAAATATAGACAACCTATTTGTAGAAAGCGATGAGAACAACTAAATTAAACTACCTAAAAGTTTTAAATCAACAATATAACTCTGGTAAAATCAGCAAGAAAGAATATAAACAAGAACTAAAATTCACTAGAAAAATCACTGACAGATAAAATCCTACCGATTGAATTGCCAAATTATAATTAAATGGATTAGTCCGTGAAATAAAAAACCCTCTTTAAGAGGGTTTTTCTTTTATATAAAATCTTTTGTTTCGGACTCTCCACGCTTGATAATCTTAACTAACTTCTTCCATACTCCGACGCCAGTCATTTTTTCGACGCTCTCATCGATGGATTTTAGTTCGGTTATACTTATAAGGGCCGCTCCGATTTTAGTAACTGGTAATATATTCATAAGTATATAGGTTTCAAACAAGAATAAACTTATAATCGTTAATTGATATAAAAACATCTTAGATATAGTATTACCCATCTTTCTACTGGTAATCTGTTCGTTCATTTTAAAAGCTCTGTATATTCCAACTAAAAAATCTATTACGATTAGAACTCCGATTGTTAATAACATTGGTACTACTGGTGTAAATATAGAAATTGCTGCAACAAACATAGACATTAAGTATTGTTTCATAAAATTAGTTTATTTTTATAGTAATGGTATTCCGTTGCCGGGGTTGGCTCCGAACCCATCACAATTTTGCGGGTCATCAAATCTACCTCCGGGTACATATATTCCCCAGAAATAATTTTGTCTTGAAGATGGAATGTTTTCAAATGTATTTATATAGAACTCCAAGTACTCTGGAAATGTAGTTGTCACGCCCATCAAGTGTTTAGTTAATCTATCTGTAAAGTACTGGGCCTTATGTCTTATACTTGATGTTAAATAATTAACTTCGTTTAAGTCCGACGGATTAGAGTTGTCCGAGTTCTGTTTAGATATGGCCTTGTTTGTAAATTTGTAGTTTGCGTATAATGCGAACTCCATAGTAGCCCACCAAGTTAAGGCAGGTTGGATATATTGAGTAATCAAGTCGATCTCATCTACGTTTAAAGATGTAGTACTGATTTTATCCATTAAAGAATAATAAAACTTCGTCCCTAAACATCTTTGAATATAGGTGTCTTGAGCCGGTTTGATATATACAGCAAGTTCGTCCTCATTAACATATTGAAGGATCGGGCTGTTGTCTTTAAGGTACTTTACGGTGATAAAAGCTGAGTATATCATTTTACAAAGTATATTTTTTTAGTATTAAAGGTTCAACTAAACCATTAATCTTAGCAAGTTTATTTAAAACACTTTCTATATCACGCTGTCTATAATTAATATAAACAGATTGGTATATTCCTAAACTATCTTCAAGTTCTAATCTACCTCCAAGTTGTCCTGCTACAAACACGCCGTATAACATCGGATTAATGACGTTATGAGCAACGAAAATGTTTTGACGTATTAAATCATTTAATTCCGTATATCGTTTGTCAGAATCGTTTAAATCGATTTTAGTTAATTCAGGTTTTTGGTCCGTTCCATTACTGAAAGCAAGAATAAACTTTCCTGCTCCGTTCGGTCCAGTAAATTTGTCTTGAATTTCTCTATATGCTCTCTTCATTTCTTCTGGTGTTGGAACACCACTATTAAATGAAAGTAAAAATCCGGCTGAAAATCCGTTCATAATTGAGTTCTTATGAAAGTGTGCTATCTCATACTCCGATATAAACCAGTTTAAAGAACCATAGTACTTTGGAACCGAGTACCATTTATTACCGATTGAGTACTTCTTATAATATAGAACCTGTGTTTTCTCCTTCTTATACTCGGTTGAGAACGCTTGTATCTTTACAGGCGGACATCTTCTTAATCCGATTGAAGACCAGTCCTCAGCCATCCAAAAGTATTGTTCTTTCTTAGATGTATAGAACTCCTTATCATATCTTAAAGATTGTATCGGTATGTGGTATATCTGTGCTATTTTAGTTCCATCACTATTCCATACAATTCCTAAAGAAAAACTATCGGTTACTTCGTAGTCCATAGTAATCTTTTTAGCAACCTCTTCAAGGCTGTCCTCGTCAAAAGGGTTTTTTAAAAACTCCTTAAAAGCCTCCGACTCTAATCCAGTTAATTCAAATCCGTTTGCGGAAATCATATCTATTTTTCTATCAGTGATAGCTCTGTGAGTTATAGATCTTTCGGTGAATATATTAATCAAGTATTCAAAAAACATATTATCATCTCCGAACTCTATCCATTGTTTTCTGGATGTTTCTTTAACAACTGGTACTTCGACCTCATTATTTAAATTAACAACCGAAAAACTAATCTTAGTTGGTTCTCCGCTCTCGTCGATTCTTGCTTCCATATTTATATTTTATTTTTAGTAATCATTTATATCAAATACGTTCGTCGTGTTAAAGTCGGATTGAGTAAATGATTTATAAGAAAAATCGTTCGGTCCTGATATAACTAACTCCCCGCTCCTTAGATATGAAGCCGATGCTATGTTAAGGTCATACTCGTACAATGTTTCGTATATATTATATTGATAAACTCCTGGTAGATTGTTTATAATTCCTTGAGTTAATCCGACCGATTGAGTAGTTGATACTAATATAAACTCATCGTATATTAGTTTTTCGGGTGAAATGTTGTCCGATGTAAAAAGCGTATTAACCCTTGATTGTTCGTTTATAATCTGGAAGATATAAAACGGGTTCAAAAGAGTTGCTACTTTAGTCAGCCTTAAAATGGCCGACGCCGTCCCTAAATAATCTAAATGTATCATACTATAAATATAATTTTATACTAAAATGTTTTTAAAATAAAAAACCCTCTATAATTAGAGGGCCTTTTATTTTTAGAAATATGAAACTTAATTATGCGATTAATCTTAATGCTTCTGTTGGATCTATAATATGAACTGGTTCTGGTTCAACTGCTGTGAGTGTTCCTGTAAAACCTGCCATATCACCAAATGCTTTTCCTGGACCATTAGTACCAGCTGAAAGCCTTGCTCCGTTTAATCTTCCCATTAGTAACCACTCTCCATTTTGAGTGAGTATTAAAATTCTAAACCTTCCTTGTGTTAAGATTAAAAACTTAGCTCTTGTAGGGGCATCCATTTTCTCCATAATGAAAGTTAATGTTTGAGTGTTGAAGATTGTTCCAAATTCGTTGTTAGCCGTAACCTCACCAGTTGCTGATGCTTGTTCCGTATATTGTTCGAACTCGTAAAACGACGCAGATGTCTGTGAAGATGTAAGTATCTCACCATCTATTGAGTACGAGTACGTAGTACCAAGTTCCCACGGCCCGATAGCCAATGTTTGAACTCCTCCTGTGTTGTCTCTACAACCAATCGTGTATCCTGTGTTTAATATACAAGCCATTTATATTTTTTTAATTTTTATTTTGCCTTTTTAATAATTCGGGTGGTGGCAATCACCACCCGATTATATTATATTTTATCCTTTGTAAAGAACTACAAATTCTGGAAATGCTACCTGAGCTCCCATCTTGAACTTACTTCTAAAATAAACTAAGTCCTGGAATCTTTCGTACCACATTTCAAATGTTTCAAAATCATTTTCCAAATCTACACCATAGTAGAAATTAGAAGCATAAGAACAAACAACCTTGTTAGAACCATTAAGTCCTCTAACAGCAATTACGTTGAAATTAGTACCTAAGTACCCGTTAATTCTGTAATCACCTTGATTAGCATCATAATGGAAATAATTCTTCTCTCTTAACGCTTGAGTTAAAGTGTTGAAATTACCATAAGAAATGTAGATGTTTAGATCCGGTTGTCCTAATATGTCCGAAGCACTAGTAGTCACCGTGCTGATTACTCTGTCTATAATGTCTATAGAATCCGCCTTGGAGAACCCAGAGAAAGTTGAACCAGCAATTAGTACTGAAGCTGTAGCCGATGTAAATTGTAGTACGTTCATAATTCCATCACATAATGTTTGATTACCAGTTGTTGAACCAGCACCTGTGTTATTACCATCTTTTGAACCTAACCAGAAAAGGTCTTCGATTAAAGCCTGGATTTTAGCAACTTTCTCTTCCGTGTAAGTTACTTCAAAAGGTAGAACTTCGTTATACGAACCCGCCTTCATTAATTTTCCTGCCCAGTATTGTTCTAAGTCATTAAGACAATTGTTTTCAAACACGGTGATAGGGCACACCTGTAAATCTCTCTGTGAAAGTGTCACAGACCCAGTAGCACTATAACCACAAGATCCACCAGCAATACCGATTAGATTACTCGTCATAAGGTTTAATGCGTCAGCATACTTGATGTTAGTTTGAATACTCACACCAGTTGTAAATGTTCTACCAGCCAAAATTGCTTTATAGATTAGATCTGTAGCAAGTTGGTCTGTGTATTTAGTTAAAGAACTTAAATTTAAAGCCATTTTATTTTATTTTATTTTTTTAATCTGTTAAGATTTATTTTTAGTAATCCAATCAACGATTGAATCTTTCTTTCCTACTTTAGACACCTTTGTGAATTTTGATTCAAAATCACCTGCTGGTGTTATAGTTGTTTTTTCAGAACCTGGTATTTTAGAAAAGTTATCCGATAATTCAATGATTCCGTTTTTAAATATCTCATCAGTTTCCTGCTTAGACATTTTCATCTTAGACATTTCTTCTTCCATAACTCCAATTTTATTCATCATTTCTTCACACATTGTTCTTAAATAAGCCATCTCGTCTTCTGTTTCAACCTCTTCAACAAGTGGTTCTAAGTCAGTTGTATCAACTTCCATTTTTATATCCTCTTCCGGCATAAATTCTTCAACAGCTGCTTCAACTCTATCAATTAATCCACCTGTTACAAAAACAACTGAACCATCTTCTAATATATGTTCTCCATCTGGTGCTGGTGTTCTATTACCTTCCTCGTCAATTATCATTAACGCTTGACCAGGATCAAAAGTCTCAGCTGACAAAATTGTTCCATCTTGTAGTTTAGCATCTTTAAAAACCTGCTTAGTGAAAAGTGTTTTCAAAAGATTTAGTGCTTCATATTTAAAATCCATTTCTTTTAATTA